CAGCAGAAGATAATTTACAAGCATTAAATAAACATTTTAATAATACACAGATATAGTGAAATTTTATACTAGCGTTCTACCATTCAAGGGTAAACTACTGGTACGTGGTGTCAACCATGATGGCACGCATAAAAAGTATAAGATAAATTATAAACCTAATTTATTTATTCCCACTAGAAATGAATCAAAATATAAAACATTAGATGGTCGTAGTGTTGACAAAGTTAAATTTGAAAGTATCTATGAAGCAAGAAAGTGGATTGATGAATACAAAGACGTAACTAATTTTGAATATTTTGGCAATACAAGATATCAATATCCATTTATTACAGATGAGTTTCCTAACAAGATAGATTGGGATATAAAACAAATAAAACTTTTATCAATTGATATTGAATGTGAAAGTGAGAATGGTTTTCCTGATGTAGAAAAAGCAAACGAAGCATTAATTTGTATTACAGTAAAAGATCACACATCAAAACGAATCATTGTCTTTGGTATGGAAAACTTTGTCAATGATCGTGATGATGTTCAATATATAAAATGTAAATCTGAAATAGATTTGATACATCAGTTTACTAGATTCTGGACTAAATATGAACCTAATATTATCACAGGTTGGAATGTAAAGTTTTTTGATATACCTTATTTGTTTAATCGTTTTAAATATATCATGGGTGAAGAATATTTAAATCAGTTTAGTCCATGGGGTGTGGTAACAGGTAGTTCAGCAATATCTTTAGGATATGCTAGAACACAAAACTATTATAATATTCTTGGCGTTGATACTTTAGATTATCTTGACCTGTATCGTAAACATACTTTTGTTAGGCGTGAGAGTTATAAACTAGATTATATTGGCGAAGTAGAATTGGGTGAAAACAAAACTGAAAATCCATATGATACTTTCAAAGAGTTCTATTCTAACGACTATCAAAGATTTGTTGAGTATAATATTCAAGATGTTGAGTTGGTTGATAAGTTAGAAGATAAAATGAAACTGATTGCTTTACATTTAACAATGGCATATGAAGCAAAGGTAAACTTTCAAGATGTCTTTGGTCAAGTTCGTATGTGGGATACAATCATCTATAATCATTTACGATCAAAGAATATTGTACCACCTGCTGTTCAAGAATCTAAAACATCTGATGGCTATGAAGGTGCCTATGTGAGAGATCCTGTTGTAGGCTTTCATGATTGGATTTGTAGTTTTGATTTGAATAGTTTGTATCCACATTTAATTATGCAGTATAATATATCGCCAGAAACTATGGTGGCGTTTGATCCTAATAAAGTGAGTGTAAATAAAATGTTAGAAGGCACTATCTTAGATTCAGTTGATCTTGATAATGTTACCATTACACCCAACGGTGCTCAGTTTCGAACAGATAAACGAGGTTTTCTTCCTGAATTGATGGATAAACTATATCAAGAACGAGTGATATACAAAAAGAAAATGTTAGAAGCAAAAAATCTATATCAACAAACTGGCGATAAGAAATATCAAAATGATATCGCTGCAAATCATAACATACAGTTGGCAAGAAAGATTGCATTGAATAGTGCTTACGGTGCGATAGGTAATCAATACTTTAGATACTTTGACGTAAGACATGCTGAGGGTATTACTATGGCAGGTCAACTTGCAATTAGATGGATTGAAAGAGATGTAAATGAGTTTTTAAATAAACTATTGAAAACTAAAAATGTAACCTATGTTGTTGCTTCTGATACTGATTCTATCTATGTAAAACTTGGTGGTCTTGTAGATAAAATATTTAAAGATAAGTCTGATACAAGAAAGATTGTAAAAGTATTAGATAAATTTTGTGAAGAAAAATTACAAGGTGCTATTGATAAGAGTTTTGATAGACTTGCCAAATATGTAAATGCATTTGAACAAAAAATGATTATGAAACGAGAAGTTATTGCCAACAAAGGTATATGGACTGCTAAGAAAAGATATATTTTAAATGTTTATAATGAAGAAGGCGTTGAATTGAAAGAACCTAAACTAAAGATTATGGGCATTGAAGCAGTTAAGAGTTCGACACCTGCACCTTGTCGTGTAAAGATTAAAGAAGCATTGAAAGTAATTATGAACAAAGATGAAAATGCTTTGATACAATTTATTGATGAGTTTAGAACACACTTTAAAAAGTTACGACCAGAACAGATTGCTTATCCTCGTTCATGTAATAATCTTAAAAAGTATTCTTCATCAACAGACATCTATCAAAAGTCAACACCAATTCATGTGAAGGGTGCTTTACTATATAATGATTTGCTTAAGAAACATAAATTAGTAAAGTATGAACAGATACAAGAAGGTGATAAGATTAAATTTATTGTTTTAAAAGAACCTAATCCATTGAGAGAAAGGGTCATATCTTTTTCTACAAGATTGCCAAAAGAATTTGACTTGCATAAATTTATAAACTATGATGAGCAGTTTGATAAGTCATTTTTAGAACCATTGCGATTTATTGTCAATGCAATTGGTTGGAACTTTGAGAAACAAGCAACACTAGATAACTTTTTTTAATATGAAAGAAAACGCATTTACACATTATATTAGAGATAATACACTATATAGCCGTCTTTTAGACGCCGCTAGTGATGATAAACTACCCATACTAGACAACAAGTCGTTTGAATTACTGAATAAAACCTACGGTAAAGACAAAATGAGAACACATCTTGCTGACTATATTGCAAGTGAAAGACCTGTATTTCCTCTCAAAGAAATTACCAAAGATGATATGAGAAAATGTTTTTATGATCTGAAAAAGTTTGATACATCTTCTATTTGTATACCGAATGAAGAAGTGCAAAAAGAAGTATTTGAAAAGTATGATGATTACAAATATAGTTATGAGAAGTATGGTCTTGGTTTGATAAATGGTGCCAGTACATTTAATGATGTATCAAATTATTTTATGCAAGACCTACGATTAGAGTGTGGCAGTTATGGTTTTGAAGCCCCTAAAACAAGATGGGAAAATAATGACGCTTATGATATCTGGAAATGTTTAGGACCTATATGGCGAGGCATCAATGGCGTTCAAAAGGTGATGATCGAAGGCAAAGAAGAATTGATTGGTGGTGAATTGAGTGCCAAGAGTTATATATCAGCATTTAGATTAGGCACTTATATTGCAACACAATTTAAACCAGTAGTTGCAAAAGCAATATATGATATTACAAATGCTAAAACCGTATTAGATACAAGTTGTGGTTGGGGTGATAGACTTGCAGGTTTCTTTGCCTCAGATGCTGAAGAATACTATGGCTGCGATCCTAATCCTAATACATATCAAAGATATCAAGAACAGATTGCTTCTTATAATAAACTTTTATCTAAACCTAAAAAAGTTCAGATATGGAATTGTGGTGCTGAAGATTTGCCATATCATAAACTACCACAGATTGATTGTGCATTTACAAGTCCACCATACTTCTCAACCGAAGAATATAATAAGGGTGGTGAGTTAGAAGAAAATCAATCATGGTTTAAATTTAATGAGTATGATAAATGGCGTGATGATTTCTATTTACCAGTTGCAGAAAAAACTATGAGTGTATCAAAGTTTATGTTTGTAAATATTATGGATCCAAAAGTTCATGGTGTTAGATATTACTCTGGCGATGAACTAGTTGATAAGTTTCAAGATAAGTTTCTTGGGCAGATTGGTATGAGAATTATGCAGCGCCCACAAGGTAAAGCAGTATTCAATGATGAGCATGGTAACTTTAGTAAAGAAAAACTAGATGAACATATGAATAAAATGTTTATAGAAAATGTCTGGTGTTTTGGACCTGATACAGACCTATTTAAAAATTCAAGAAAGGCAACTTTAGATGAGTTTTTTGCTTGACAAGAATAGATATATAGTGTATAATAAAGCATGACAGTTACAGTATATCGTAGAACAATCAATGGCAAGAAAGGTGAATGGGAACTAGATTCTATTTACACCGATAATATTGAGGGCGGTAAACGTAGAGAAAACGAGTATGCTAGTAATTTCAAAAATGAAAAACATAGAGTAGAATATAAAGTTGAGGTAACAAAAAATGAGTGATTTTTTAAAAGATATTATAAAAGAAACTGGTAACGAGTATGCTAGTTTAGTATCAGAAGGTGCGTCAGGTGACGTAACAGATTTTATTGATACAGGTTCTTACATATTTAACGCATTGTTAGGTGGTAGTATTCATAGAGGTTTACCAGCAAACAAGATAACTGCTATTGCAGGTGAGAGTGCAACAGGTAAAACTTTCTTTGTGCTAGGTATGTGTAAAAACTTTTTAGATCAAAACCCAGATGGTGGTGTAATATTTTTTGAGAGTGAATCAGCAGTTACAAAAGAGATTATAGAAGAAAGAGATATTGATAGTAGTCGTATGGTCATCATGCCAGTTACTACTGTTCAAGAATTTAGACATCAAGCATTAACAGTATTAGACAAATACATAGATCAAGATGCTTCTGAAAGAAAACCAATATTGCTTGTATTAGATTCCTTAGGTATGTTATCAACAACTAAAGAAATGGAAGATACACAAGCAGGAAAAGAAACTAAAGATATGACGAGGGCACAGATTGTAAAAGCTGCCTTTAGAGTATTAACACTAAAACTAGGTAAAGCAAAAGTTCCCCTAGTGATCACTAACCATACTTATGATGTTATCGGTAGTATGTTTCCTCAGAAAGAAATGGGCGGTGGATCTGGTCTCAAATATGCGGCTAGTTCTATCGTCTACCTTTCAAAAAGGAAAGAGAAAGATGGCACAGAAATCATAGGTAATATAATACATTGTAAAAACTATAAGTCCAGATTAACAAAAGAGAATAAAGTAGTAGATGTTAGGTTAACGTATGACAAAGGTTTAGATAGATACTATGGTCTATTAGATTTAGCATTGAAACATAATATCTTTAAACAAGTTTCCACAAGAATAGAGTTGCCAGATGGTAGTAAGACCTTTGGTAAAACTATTAACAATGATCCAACAAAATATTTTACAAGTGAAATATTAGAAAAGTTAGATAAAGCTTGTGATAAAGAATTTAAATATGGAGATATAGTTGAAGAACAAATACCCGAAACCACATCAGACGAGTAATCCTACACATAATGAAGATTATGTCTTTGTAGAAAAACCAGGCGAGAATTTTACAGGCATAAAATTGATTAGTGGACCGTATGCTAGTATTGTTTACAAATATGGTAATGTAGGATTTGCACCAGAGTCAGAAAAAGTTGGCGACAAGTTGCCAATGAAATTTGATTATACTGTGATTGAAAATAAGATTGACGCTAATACAGATAGTCAAGAATTTATAAATCATATCGGTGATGTATTGGTTGTATTATTAGATGATCACTTAAAGGAGAAAAAGGAACTTGATGACGGAAAGAATTGAAAGAACGGCGCTTAGAAATCTCATTCATAACGAAGAATATAGTAGAAAGGTCTTACCTTTTATCAAAGAAGATTATTTTTCTGATAGACTAGAAAAATTATTATTCAAAGAAATCTATAAATTCATTACCAAGTTTAATGCCCTTCCCACTAAAGAAGCATTGTCTATTGAAATCAATGATAGTAAAACTATTACCGAAGATGAATATAAAAAGATTACAGACATCATCTCCACATTAAATCCTGAGAAGATAAATCTAGAATGGTTAGTAGAAACAACAGAAAAGTTTTGTAAAGATCGTGCCATACATAATGCGATACTAGGCGGCATACAAATCATAGATGGCAAAGATAAAGAACACACTCCAGAATATTTACCTGAAATGCTATCAGATGCATTATCAGTTTCCTTTGATCAAAAAGTTGGGCATGATTATCTAGAAGAATCAAAAGAACGATTTGATTTCTATAAGAAGAAAGAGGAAAGATTAGAGTTAGACCTAGACTTTTTCAACAAGATTACAAGAGGTGGTATACCAAGTAAGACTTTGAATATTTGTCTTGCAGGTACTGGTGTAGGTAAGACAATGTTTATGACACATATCGCTTCATCTATTTTATTACAGAATAAGAATGTTCTATACATTACTATGGAGATGGCAGAAGAAAGAATCGCTGAGAGAATAGATGCTAACTTACTAAATGTAGGCATGAGTGATCTAGAAGAACTGCCATACACAATGTATGAAACAAAGATAAATAAATTACAAAGTAAAACCACTGGCACTTTAATCATCAAAGAATATCCAACTGCTTCTGCTCACACAGGACACTTCAAAACTTTAATGAGTGAACTTGCATTGAAGAAATCTTTTAAACCAGATATCGTATTCATAGATTATCTAAACATATGCTCTAGTGCTAGATTTAAAGCAGGTGCGAATGTGAATAGTTATACTTACATTAAATCAATCGCAGAGGAATTAAGAGGTCTTGCAGTTGAGATTGATGTACCTATATTCTCTGCTACTCAAACAACAAGAGGTGGTTTCGTAAGTAGTGAT